GTGGTTGAAACATATGCCAATGCTTTATTGTTGAATTGATATCTCAACCAAAAATATCTTGGTGTAGTTGTACCTCTTGCAACTGTATATTTTACTGAAATTGTGTCACCAACCTTTAAACCTGTTGTAGGTGTTACTGATTGGTTGATTGTTAATTGTGCGTTTACTGTCAATGTTAATAGGGATAGTATAATTATCCCTAACGTCATAAAGAATTTCTTCATTTTATTTTTCCTCAAATAGTTTGGTGATTAGTTTGTCACAACCTTTTTTAAGTGCATTACTTAAACTTGTTTGATTAAAACCACCACCTTCACCGATAATCAATGTACTCATTGATATTTCTGAGGAGGACTCTTCTACTATAACTACTTTGTCTTTCTTTCCTTCGGATTTAAGAATGCCACGTAAACGAATTACAACTTCTTCTTCTCCACTATGAAAAACCGATATGTTCTTTTTTGTTGTAAGAACATCTAAAAATATAATTTGAACTGATACTTTGTTTGGTGCTACCGAAGATAGATTATATCCTTTATCTTGTAGATATTCTTCTAAAATATTCTTAACACCAAATTCTAATTTACGATTTCCTGCTAACTTACCGATTTTTACTTCGTTTGTTACTGATTCAATTGTTACTTGCTTATCGGCATCATACCAAATGTTTTCAGGTGAATTTTTGAATGTACCGTCAATTCTCCATTCAATCCAATTTGCAACATCTCTTGTTATTTCAGTTTTACCTGCTAATTCCAAGTAGGTCATAGTAGCTGTGAATAACAACGCACATACAACCCATACAAGCGCTAGACTTATAAATCCTAGCGCGATTTTTTCGCCAATAGTTTGGCTTAAGTTTAATAACTTCGCTTTCATATATTTACCCCTTTATGCTAATAAATATATAAAAGTCTCGTCTAAACTAAATTTTTAATTTTAGTGAGGTTATTAATTTTTTATCAATACCATATTTTTCACACATACCTTTAATTTGCTCTTTACCTTCTTTGGTTGTGTATAGAATATCTAAGTATTCATTTGCGTGCTTTGTAGAGCAAGTATATTCTTTAACTACTAATTCAACTACCCAATCTTCATAATCATTTGCTCTCTTACCTTTAATATATTTTAGATAATACTTCTTTGGTGGAATCATATCACTAAAGAATTTATAAAAATATTCATTAGGTAGTGATTGAACATATGGTTGTACTTCTGCTATCCACTCTATCCAATCAGGATTCATAGATATATACCTTTGTATAATAAAATTACCAAAGGTCTTTTTATCATCATCAGAAATTTTCTTCCAATATTGTGGGTCTTGATACTCAGTCACAGCAGAGATATGGTCGAACAAACCTAATCTCTTTACTTCTTTATCCGGATTTTTTTTAATTTTTGTCATCTTCGGGTCTTAGTTCTTTTGGTAATAGGTCTTCAAACACTTCACCACATTCAATACATAGATAAATTTCAACAGGAGTGATTTCTGCTTTACCGGTCGAACTTGCTAATGCACTTGATTTTCTAAAGTGTAATCCTGGTGAGAAAAATTGTCCGCCACATTTGCATTCCATTGCAGTTGTTTTACTTAAATCCGGACCTGCCGAACTTTGTCCTAAATTACTTAAATCCATTGGTTGCATAACTATTTATTTTATCTGATTACCATTAATAAATCCATTTCTCTACATAAGAAATAATCTTTATCTCCTAATTTAATTTTTTGTACACTCATTTCACCCATTGGTAATAATACTTTATCACCTGGTTTTACTGTCATTGGAATTTTAGCCCCACTATGTGTGTAAACACCATCTCCGGTTGAAACTACAACTGCTATTTTATTATCACCCGTCTTAACTGAATCTGGGATAATTATTCCACCAATTGTTTTTTCTTTTGATTCAATTGTTACTAATACTCTGTCGCCTAACGGCTTTGCTAATTCAAAATTCTCTGTCATAATGTTTATTTTATAATGTTAATAATTGCGATGATTGTTGCCATAAAACATATTTCTTTATCTATTACTAAGGCATCTCTAAATTGTCCTTGTGCTAATTCTAAGATTACATTTGCAGTATTACCCGCTGCATAATCATCTAATCTTTCATATAGTGCCGTATAAAGTTCTGCAAAATCATTCACTTTATTATCACCCACTATTTGTCTAATCTGCATATATGCGTTTCTCTTTTCTTCACCACTCGCTAATAAATCTACAATCTTATTTTTAAAATCAGCTTGTAAGATTGTTTGTTTATCTACCTTTAACTCACCTTTAGATGATTGTAGTTGGCAGGTATTCATAACCCTTCTAATATCAGGATAGAAACTACTAATAATATCTGCTACATCTTTAACATCATATCTAATACCTTCTTTATTTAAGATTTCCGTAACATGAACTGCTACTTCTTTCTTTGATGGTGGATTTACTGCAAAAGTTTGACAACGCGATAAAATTGGTTCGATAATTTTTTCATGATAGTTACAGGTTAAGATAAAACGAGTATGCCTACTGAATGTTTCCATTAAATTACGAAGGATTGCCTGTGCATTTGGTGTCATATAATCAAACTCATCTAATATGATAATTTTGAATCCTTTGAACCCTGCTCCACTTGCAAAGTTTTTTACCTTATTTCTTACCGTCTCAACATTGTTCTCATCTGATGCATTGATTATCATCATATCACATTCAATTGTTTGTGCTATGATTTTAGCCAATGTAGTTTTGCCTGTCCCAGCTTTACCATATAAAAGTAAATGCGGAACATCATTATTATCTAAATAGGATTGTACTTTCTCTTTAAGAAGGTCATTACCTATATAATCTTTTAGTGTTTGTGGTCTATATTTTTCTACCCACAATGTGTTTTCCGTTTTTACGGATTCTTTTTCAAAAAAGCTCATTATTTAAAATTTATTTTGTAATCGTTTATTATATTGTCTAAGATACTATTTTCTTCGATATAATCCAAACATTTTTGTCTATTTGTTTCTGCTGCTATTGAACATTTATCTAACATTACATCATATTCATCTTGTTTCATTTCTGAAATACGGATTATATTCTTTGTTAAATTTCTAACTATAAAATCATGATTTTCCCAAATCTCATCATAATTTATACCTAATTCGGTTTCATATGTTTCAAATCCAAAGTGTATTAAAAAATCATATGCCACCTTACTACAAATTATAAATGGTTTACCTATCAATAAATTATCAATTGTTTTTTCAGTAATATTACACCATTCTTTTTCACTCAATCTATATAATCCATTTTGATTAGATTCAAACATAATTTGTATATCGGATGAAAATGTTACATCTATTAGTTTCATTGCCCCAATATGTTCTTGTTGACCGGCGACTAATGTAGTAGTTGGTGCTAAACTTTGCTTTAATCTATCTAATAACTTAAATTCATTTTTGTATTGGTCTAACTTATCTGCGTTATTATATTTTGTTGCAAATTCATACAACTGCTCCATTCTATTTACATAGTAATCGTTTACTCTAAGATTAATATTATCCTTTTGATAATTTTGTAATACTTTTAACAACTCAACGCGTTCATCTTTTTGAGGAAAGTTTCTAACTGATAAATCTAATCTATATTCTTTTTTAGTGTTCCTAAAAATTTCATTACATTGATAATGCTGTAATACAATTCTATTTGCTATAAATTTTCTTAATATAAATCCAAAATCAAAAAGTTTATTAGGTTCTACAATTCTTAGTGTAGTGTAAAATATACAATTAGGATTACTTCTAATATAATCTATATTATCAAAAATATTATATGGTTCTAAATTCGCGGTATCGAATATATAGTATTTATTATTTGGATTATTTTTAATTGCTTCTGCAATTGTAGATTGTAATCCCATCAAATTTGTAGGAATAATATGATAACCAGGGTCTGATACTAATTCAAACTCTCTATCATGAATGAAAGCACTATCTATAAAAAACTCACGTTGTTCGGTATGTAAGTTTTTTCTTAGTTCATCTCCAATTTCATGTGATGGTTCTAATACTAAAAATCTATAATATAAATCCCACCATTTTGTATTATAAAATAATGCTCTATTAGTTGCACTATCAAATGGACCATGTAAATAAATCATATTATTTTCCTGTTGAACCGAATCCACCTTCACCTCTTAGTGTATCGGATAATTCTTTTACTTCTAAAAATTGTACTGGTGGATGTGGTATAATCATAAGTTGACAAACTCTATCACCAACTTTATAATCATTTTTTTGATTTTCAATTGTTGTTATAATTTTGTTGAATGTGGCTTGCAACTCACCTCTATATCCACTATCAATTACCCCAACTGAATTACTTAATTGCAATCTAGTTTTTCTA